TCAGTGGCCGACTGCTGATGTCGTCGTGATTGACGAATGCCACACGCAGCATAAGGCATGGGTGGAGTATGTCCAGCAGACCAGCGCCGTCGTGGTGGGTCTGTCGGCTACGCCGTTCAGTGCTGGTTTGGGAAAGATTTTCAGCCGCGTGGTGAATGCCGCCACGATGCACGACCTGACACAGGCCGGCGTGCTGGTCCCCATGCGTGTGATGTCGTGCAAGCGTCCAGACATGACGGGCGCGAAGATCAACAGCAAGGGTGAGTGGAGCGAGCGCGAAGTCGAGGCTCGCGGCATGGGCCTGATTGGCGATGTTGTGAGCGAGTGGCTGAAGCACGGCGATGGCCGCAAAACCATTTGCTTCGGCGCGACCATCGCTCACTGCGAAGAAATTTGCAGGCAGTTTGCGTCTGCCGGTGTGATGGCAGCCGTGTTCACCAGCAACACACCGCCCGCTGAACGCCAGGCTCTGCTGGATGAGTACAGAAAGCCTGGATCTGATCTGCGGGTGCTAATCAGCGTCGAAGCTCTGGCAAAGGGCTTTGATGTACCTGACGTCTCTTGCGTGATCGACTGCCGGCCACTGCGCAAGTCACTGTCAACAGCAATCCAGATGTGGGGCCGAGGTCTGCGCTCCAGCCCAGACACTGGCAAGAAGGACTGTTTGCTGCTGGATCACAGCGGGAACATCCTGCGATTCCGCTCTGAGTTTGAGGACGTCTATTTCAACGGCCTGGACGATTTGGATACTGCGGAAAAGCTGGACAAGGAAGTCCGCAAGGAGCCGAAGGACAAGGAAGTCAAGCGCTGCCCTGTCTGCGGCCATTCTCCGTTTGCTGCGCGTTGTATGGCCTGCGGTCACATGCTGGTCAGGACGGCAGAGATCGAGCATCAGGCCGGCACGATGGCCGAAGTGGTCATGCTGGGCGGCAAGAAGATGGGCGACAGTAAGACCCACGTTTGGGCGCAATGCGTGGCCTATGCCAAGGCATATAGCGCCCCGGATAAGCAGCAGGGTAGAGCAGCGCACATCTACAAGGACATCACAGGTCTATGGCCTGCATCTGGCTGGAAGGTGGAGACGACGCCCCGTGTTGAAGTCACACGGCCGGTGTTCAACAAGATCCAGCAGAAGAACATTGCGTACAAAAAGGCGCGGGAGGCCACAGCATGATGTTCGTGGAATTTGCCCGCGCACACGGCATCCTGATCGACAGCACGCCGCCGGCTGGTGTGTGGATGCGATACCCAACGACAGATCACCCGCGCACGAAGAACGGTGCAGCGAAGTGGCTTGGCAATATCGGCTGGTGTCAGAACCACGCCACTATGGTCGAGCCTGCGACCTGGCACGCTGATGCAGATGCAAAGCCGGTCGATATGACAGCCATCTTGCGCGAAGTTGAGCGGCAGCAGGAGCGGCAGCGCAAGGGCTGGGCACGGGCTGCTGAGACTGCTGCAGCGATGCTGAAGACGGCAACTCACGCCGAACACAACTATCTGCACATCAAGGGCCACGGCGATCAGCTTGGGCTGGTGCTACCCGATGGTGCGTTGATGGTTCCTATGCGTAACTGGCGCACCAATGCGCTGGTCGGCGCTCAGATCATCCGGTGGCTTCCGGCAGAAAGCCGCTACGAAAAGAAGATGCTGCCCGGCATGCGTGCCAAGGGTGCCGCATTGCGGCTAGGAAGCCCCACAGCACCTCGCACATGGCTGGTTGAGGGGTATGCCACAGGTCTGAGCGTTGAGGCCGCTATCAGGCTGCTGCGCTTGCGTGATTCGGTGGTGGTGTGCTTCAGCGCCGGGAACTTGATCCAAGTAGCCAGCCAGTTGAGCGGCTGTGTTGTGTTTGCTGACAACGACGCGAGCCAGGCCGGCGAGCGGGCAGCGATTGCAACAGGCAAGCCCTATGTGATGAGCGATGTCGTTGGCGAGGATGCCAATGACTTGCATAAACGGGTTGGTGTTTTCAAAATGTCGCGCATGCTAATGATCCCCCGCGCACTTGCCATTTCATAGTTCGATCTTGATGCCGTAAGTGGACGCACCAGCGCCAGCGCTTACGACACGAACCTGACTGGGGGAAAGACGCGGAAGCACAGGGATACGGGGCGGCGAAGCTAGTGCCCCAGCGTCGAGCGACTGGCGGGACGGAGCGGCTCCGAAGGGAACGATCTGTGAAGGCCCAGCTAGGTGGCTGGGACTCCGCTCACCAAAGGGAACCAGCAGTTAGCAGAAAGGATGGATAAGTGGAAACAGTTCAAATAGTAGGTATAGAGGATGGCGGAAAAAAAAGTTCCGAATTTTGTCGACATGTCTGACGACACCATCACGGGCTATTTACTGCTCACTGGCTGGAAGCCTGGCGAGCATGTCACCGCGCCTGTCTTGCGATCATTCGCCACGCTCATCGAGAATGCGGCGTTGCAGGAGATTCAGGACATCGCATCGCGCTATCCATGCGGCCGGCTGGGCCTTCAGGAGACGATGGGAGACGCGCTCATTCGTCAGGGTAGGAACGTAGCCCATTCGTGCGCTGCAGCCGTTAAGGAGGCGCTGCAATGAGCATCAATCGCTACGCAGCACGGGTGGACAGCAATCAATCCGAAATCGTCGCTGCGATGCGTGCGGCTGGTGCCTGTGTCTGGATCATCGGCCTGCCAGTCGATCTGCTGGTTGGGTGTGCAGGAAAGACGGCGCTAGTCGAAGTCAAGCGGCTGGAGGGCAAGCGAGCCCCGAAGGCGGCTGCGCACACGCAACTGCAAAAGGACTTCATGCTCGATTGGTGCGGCGGCATCGTGGCAACTGTCACAGACGTTGAGGGTGCGCTTAGGGTGCTGGCAACGATGAGGGGTGAGGCATGACCTACGTGAAAGCGATTGGCTGCGTGTTCGGCATCTTGTCCTGTATCGGTCTGACGCTCTTTGGTTTTGCTATGACCGCAGCGGCGTGCTTTTTTGAGAATTTCACGCTATGGGCTGTGGTAGTTCACTCCTTGATGCTGGTGGCTGGACTTGGACTGTCGTCGGTAAGCATTGTCGGCATGTGGGCGCAGATGCAACGGTTTGACGGGGGCGAGTGATGGACACCCAGAAGATCAGCAAAGTGTCGGACAAGAGCCGGGCTAATCTGACTGGCGGCTCACGCAAGAACAAGCCGAACAAAGTCACCGCGGACCTCAAGGACATGATCCTTGGCGCGCTGGACAAGGCTGGCGGACTTGACTACTTGGCCGAACGCGCAGCAGACCCCAAGACGGCTTCGGCTTTCCTGACGCTGGTGGGAAAGGTGCTGCCACTGCAGGTCAAAGGCACTGGGCCTGATGGCGAACATATCTCTGAGATCATTGTCCGCGTGGTCAAGCCGCAGAAATGAGCCTAGAGCTTGACGCACCGGAGTGGTTCATTCCATTCCTTGATCCAGCCCGCTACAAAGGCGCGCACGGCGGCCGGGGTTCGGGGAAGTCGCATGCCTTCGCTGAGTACGTCCTGATGCGCGCTGTCCAGCGCCGAACAGACGTTGTGTGCATCCGAGAGGTTCAGCGCAGCCTGCAGCAGTCGGTCAAGAAGTTGATCGAGATGAAGATAGAAGCGCTGGGCCTTGCAAAGTTTTTCGAGGTGCAGCAGTCGCTGATAAAAGCCAGCAACGGCGGGATCATCATCTTCCAGGGCATGCAGGACCACACCGCGGACTCGATCAAGTCGCTCGAGGGCTACGACCTGGCGTGGGTCGAGGAGGCGCAGTCACTGTCGGCCAGGTCGCTCGAGCTGCTCCGTCCGACCATCCGCAAGCCTGGTTCTGAACTGCTGTTCACTTGGAACCCTAGCCAAGAGACAGATCCCGTGAACGCGCTGCTCCGTGGCGACAATCCGCCACCTGACGCCATCGTGCGCGAGGTGAACTTCAGCGATAACCCGTGGTTCCCTGACGTACTCAAGTCGGAAATGGAGTACGACAGAAAGCGCGATCCAGAGAAATACAACCACATCTGGATGGGTGGATACCAGCGCAACAGCGAAGCCCGCGT